ATTGAAGAGCAACAGCAAAACATTCGAGATACCCGCAAGTACTTGTACAGTGCAGGCTTGACGAATCTTCAAGGTGAGATTGACAAAGAAACCCAAAAGCTGAAAAACGAAGGTGAAAAAGAACTGGCTAAGATCAAGAGTCAGGGTTCCATTTACCAGCAAATTGTTGGATCTTTTTCATTCTCCTAATGGAATGTGTTTGGTATAATTATTTTAGTTATTGAGTTAACAAATGACTTCTACAAAAACTGCGTCTTCGGTTCCCTCTGATCAAAGTGACAAAGATGATTACTTTGACATCAATAAATTCGAGAAGCTTCTCGAGCGTCTCGAAGGTTCTAAGGGCCGTCAACAGCGCCAAAAGTCCCTCGAGAGTCGTCGTGACATCTACGCTCAGGGTCTTGCTTCCATGATGAGCAACTTCTGATCTTTTCTTCTAGGATATATAAGCCATGACCAGTAGCGTACCCACTGGACAAACCGATGTCGATGATTGGTTTGATCTAGATAAGTACCGCCAAGCTGCTGGCGTGGCTTACGAATTCTCAAAGAAAAAAATGGAGACTGCTGGTGAACAAGAACGTGAAACCATTGGTAAGGGTGCAGAAGAATCCCGCGCCTCAGCCGAACAGCAGCAGCGCTTCAAGCAAGAAGACGAAGCACGAGACTACGGTCAGGCCCAACGAGCTTATCGATATTGAGCTTTTTGATTCCTGGGTTGAGAACTTAGATTCAGCGACTCAGGAATCATTTTGTTCTTTTGCTAAAGATAACTACTCCCTGATCGAAGTTTATCTCTATTCACGTTTCCTTGGTTACAAGGGGACAGTAACTGCGTGCGAGCTTTGGATCAAAGATAATTACGAGAAAACGGATCATCGTAAAAAACTCTTGTATGAAATCGACGAGATGCAAGAGGATGTCCGCAAGCTTCGCGAAGATGTTGAAAATAAAGTTGTAAAACGAGACGCAGGGGTGGCTCGTATTGCTTCCATGCAAAAAGAAATCCGCGGTCATATCGATCAAATTGAAAAATTCACGAGTATCAAAGATCGAAAAGGTCTTTTGATGGCAGGGGCTGATCGTGCAATTCGTGAGTTACTGTTTATTTTCAAGGATGACCCCATTGAAATCCCCTTGGAAGAAGCTGCAATGAGCGTCTGGGCGCGTATGCAACTGGAAGAATAGATCGGTTAAGATAATTACAGGAACGTTTAGTTTTGTATGGGTGCAGGTACAGGTGCTACCTCAGATCCAATGCAACGGCAGCTCATTCGTAGCCGCCAGGAAGAAGTATTGAATCAAGAGCTTCCCAGCCGTAGACCGACACCTGAGATCCCCGCTGGGAGGTCACAGGGCGTTGAGTTCGGCCCTGGTCGTGCTCGTCGTATTGCAAAAGGCTAATTAATGGCTAAGAACAAAATGCCTCCGGAACTCCTGGAGCACTTCAAAAAGAAAGAAGCAAAGAAAGAAGACGGTACTGAGATGTCGGACAAGGAGAAGCGTAAAGCTGCTTTAGATAAAGCACGTAAGTACAAAGAACAAAAAAACAAAGAGACAGAGAAATAAGGTAGTATTTAATAAGTTGATTTACTGCCGTGCCAAGTTATACGCACCTTGCTTATCGTCGTAACGCTAAAGCTGCGGCCAGAAACCAACAAATTCGTCCTCACAAAAACGCTGAGTCTTTGCAGCGTGCTCGCGAGGACTTTGGCTTTTTTTGTGACTATGTAGCAGACAAACCTCCTGCTGCCCATCATAAAGAGTGGCACAAACAGTTTATTACAGGAAGAGATAGTAGCTGCCTGATTGGGATTGCTGGTCCCAACATCGATCTTTTGGCTCCACGGGGATCGGCCAAATCTACTGTCCTGGGTCTGTTCACAGCATGGGCAATTGGTGTCCATACGGCAGCAAAGAAACCTCTTCAGATTCTTTACCTTTCTTATACGGTTGACATTGCGCGTTCCAAGTCTGCAACCATCAAACGAATCATTGAAAGCAAGCGGTACCAAGAGGTCTTTCCTACTGTACGCCTGATGAAAAATGTGACCAGCAATGAGTATTGGTCAATTGATCACAAGTTTGCTGGTATTGACACCACTGGTGACGAGCAGTTTACTTTATGTGCTGCCGGCCTAAAAGGTTCAGTGACTTCAAAACGTTCTCATCTTGTCTGTATTGATGACGCTATTAAGTCTTCTGCAGATATTTCAAACCCTGACATCAGGAAACAGATGCAGGAAAACTGGAATGCGGTGATTGCACCCACAATGTTTGAAGGAGGTAGGGCGATTTGCCTTGGTACACGATTCCGTCATGACGATATTCACTCAACTACCTTTAACAAACAAAACAACTGGATGCAGATTGTTCTTTCCGCGATTCAAAATGATCCGAAAACAGGAGAGGAAAAATCGTACTGGCCAGAGATGTGGTCTCTTGATTATTTAAAAGAAAAAAAACGACAAGCACCTATTGCTTTTTCGTTCCAGTACATGAATCAAATCGTTAGGCAAAACGAGTTATCCCTGGCGCCTGAGTTAATTGTTAAAGCGGAGATAGCCACTGAATTTGACACGCTTGGTGTCGGGGTTGACCTTTCTGCTGGTACTAAGGAGAAGAATGATTACACCGTAATGATTCTTGGGGGACGTATTGGTGATCAGGTTCATATTATTGACTATCGAAGGATTCGTGTGATGGGCAACCTAGAAAAACTCGATGCCCTGAAAGAACTATTAAATGATTGGTCTGTACTTGGTAAGGATGACAACGGGAATTATTTCCCGACCTATTCAACGTGTGACATCTGGAGTGAGGCGGTTCAGTACCAGGCATCACTGGAGGCAGACTTCAAGAGGGTTTGCCTAAATAACGAAGGTCTCTACAATTTGATTTGGCATCCAGTCAAAGGTTTCCGTGCAGATAAGTTGGCACGTTTTCGTGGAATTATGGGGATGTTTGAAGACCGCAAGATAATCTTCAACAGGTTCCGTAATTTCACAAATCTCTTCGAGGAACTCACAAACTTCGGAGTAAGTAGTCATGATGACTGCGTAGATGCTCTTGTCTGGCTTGTTAATGGTTTATCAAGAAAGGGACAACTCCATCTTGATTACTAAACTATAGAATAAGAAAAACACTTCAGCCGTGGGTCCCGAATATATTGCCATCGGTTTAACAGCTGTCATCTCGGCTATTACCGGAGGTGGTTGGGCGGCCGGTAAAATCCTTTCCCGTCAAAGCGAGCAAGTCCAAAGAGCGTTTGACTACATTGGTTCACAGAAAAGAAGGATTGACGTTTTGGAAGACGACTTAAAACGCATGCCGCTTGAATACGTTTTAAAAGTTGATTTCCTAAGAGAAATTCAACAGATGCACGATAATTTTACTCAGATCAACGCTAAGCTTGATAAGCTGGTTGAAAAGCTTCTCGACGCAAAATGAGCTACATTCTTGAAGTCCAAGAGGACGAGAACGGAGATCAATATATTGTTTTTCCCGAGGAGGTAATTGAAGATCTTGGCTGGCAAGAAGGAGACGTGCTCAACTGGGATGTTCGCAGTAACGGCATTGTTCTTAGCAAAGTCAACGATCCTAGTGGCTATGAAGTTGTAGAAGAGTAGAATACTTAAAAAGAGATAGAAACATGTTTTACGGTGGTGAGTCCAATGTTCCTGGCGCCCCTGGGAACTTTCTAGCCGGTAATCCAAGCTTTGACATTCAACCTGAAGAAATGAAACGCCGCGGCATTACACCTGGTGGCGGCCCACAACTCCCTCTGGCTGGTATCCCCGGCTCCAGCAATCTCCCTGGTGCTATTGGAAACATGGGCGGACTTGCGAACGCAGGCATGTTCTACGGTCCTCAATACGGACAAGCACTTGCAGGTTTTACTGGTAAAACTCTTTCCTAAGCTGTTAGTATTGAAGAAAAGGTAATAGTTAATGGCAACGGACGCAAAAGCCAGGCTTAAAGAAATTATTGACTCTTACATCGAAAAAGATGGAGGAGCAGCAATTGATACCGGCATCGTTGCCTCTCATCTTGCACAGATGAAGTTATTTGGGATTCGACAAGGTGTTGAATTCTTCCCGGCTCAGGATAACTTTGGAAACCAGCGCAAGGATTTTATTGATCGCGTAATAAAATACAATCAACTTGAAACAAGGCTCGACTCAATCTGGGATTACTTTCTTTGTGATGGACAAGGTCTTTTTTACATTCGTCCTACAAAAAACAACTACCGCCTCTACTATTTTCGCAAGCACGAATATCGTACCTTTTATAACATTGATGGCGAGCTGGATGAAGTTGTAATCATCTACGGCTACAAGGTCCGTCAAGGCCTTGGTTATCAACAGGATATTGAATCCAGTAGTCTTACGGGCCCGGCTTCTATGGGTCGTGGTGGCATTAAGCGTTACATCCGGCTTTCGATCAAACGGAAAACAATCGAAGAAACTCACTCGGAAGGTGAGATTTCATTTGATACCAACTATCAGGCGATTACTGGTAAGACCAAGACTTTTAGAAACACACTTGGATTTATTCCTTGTGTTGAGATCTTCAACAACGCTAAGGGATTCTCGACTGAGGGTGTTGGTGAGTTTGATGCGCTTGCTAATCACATCTGCACGCATGACGATATGATTCGCACCATGCGAAAGAATGTGCAGTTTTTTGGTAATCCAACTCTACTTTCTTCTCGGCCCAAGACTGACCTCATGGAGTCGGGTGGAGAATCTGTTGTTCAGCGTCCTTCTATTGCAGCAAACTCTGGTTTTGGTGGCGCAGGTCCGCTGAGTCAATCCCGATTTAAGGCAGATCCTGTTTATCGAGGTGTTGATGGTCAGCTTCGCGTACCACGCATCATTGCAAACCTAGAGCCAAATGATCGCGTCGGTTACATCGTTCCTGATGCAATCACAGGTGACCAAAATTCTTTTGCACGCCAGTACCGAGAGGAGATTCGAACGGCTCTTGGTGGCGTAGACGAACTTTCTATTTCTGCTGGTGTTACAGCTACAGAGTACAAGTCTTTGTTCGGTCGTGTTTCGGCTACTGCAAAGAAAAAAGCAAACTCTATTTACACCTATGGCATCTGTCGTTGTCTCGAATTAATTATCTTCCAGGAAGAACGTCTTTTCCGTGACACGTTAGCAGCAGCGGCAGGACTTGAGAAACCCCTGGAGCTACCCGAGCAAGCATCGGATGAAGATATTGCTGCTTACGAGGATGCGATGTCGATGTACGAAGAGAAAGTCAAACAGTTAATGATGGCTTGTCTTCGTACGCAACAAATCCCCCCTGGCGTCCTTGGGTTGATTCCCGACGGTGATGTAACGATCCAATGGCGCTGGCTAGGTCCTGTTTACGAGGACTCCACCCAAGACATACTTAATAACTCCATTGTGGTACGCAATCTACAGGAGTTAGGTGTTGATAGCATTGAGGCACTGAAGTACCTCTTCCCGTCCAAGACGGATGAGGAACGGGCCGAGATGTTATCTGGGTTCCCGTTCAGAATGGTGAACGAATTGCAGGGTGCATACTCTCAGTTCGCTCGCTTAGTGGGGGCAATGATGCAAACTCCCCACCCGCAATCACCGGATTTACCGATGGCTGCGGATCCGCGATTAGATCTTACCCCGTATCTATATCGCACCTTAGAAGCTTTACAAAAGGAGATGAGTTATGCAGGACGCTACCGTCCAATCGATCCCACAGACGAGCCAAGTACCAGTGGCCGTCGCACCGAGCAGCTACGTGGCACCAGCACCACAACAAGCAGCTCCGGTGGCTTATCAGGTGGGTACCAGCTACCCCCAAGCGGTACCTCAGGCAGCCCCCAGCTACCAATCAGCCCCTACTCAGTACGCCCCCCAATCCCAACCGGCGGAATCGGCGGGGAATCCCTGGGAATCGGCGTTCAACAAGGTGGTGAACCTGCTGAGCGCACCAGTCCAATCCCCGTTCCAGGGTCAACAATCGCAGATTCCGACAGCGTATACCCCGGCCAATTACGGGTTAACCAGCCCCCAAGTTACGCCACAATCGGCTCCGCTGACCTGGTCTCCCAGCCAGGCATACTCGCCCAGCTCTTCCCCAACTTACTTGACGGGATACTCGGCGCAGGAAGCCCACGCGGAAGTGGACGCGGCGATCGCGGATTATTACAATCTGAGCAACGAGACTCGTCAGGTTCTGGACGCGTTCGGGATGGAAGCTCCAGCGATTCTGAACAACTACGCTCTAAACCTCGAGGCGATGGTGGACAGCGCCGTCGCGTGGGGAAATCGCGCCGCTGATGTAATCAAGGGTTATGCCAACTTCGCTGTTAACGAGCATCAGGAGAACCTTGCTTACAACGAGATCCTGACCAATCCCGATGTGCTGAGTGATTACACGCTCAAGTTCTTTGGTCCCGAAGGTCCGTACCCTGTGTACGAAAGCGAAGATCAACTGGAGACTCGTGGTTATCCGACCCGGCAGGTTGGTCAACCTCAACTTGGTCAGTTCCCTGCTCCCCCTGCAGCAGCTGCTCCTCAGGCCCCCGAAAACTTCTGGGGCACCTTCAGCGACATGATGAATCGCGACCCACAGAATGCCTGGCGCGTTCTGAACCAAGCCCAACCTCAAGCCGTTGCAAACAAACTGTTTGTAATGGAGTGATATTTAGCCGGTAGTTAAATAAATTACCGGCTGCTAAAATTTGTGTTAGATAAGACATATCTATGTCTAAATCTTTCACCCGATAAAACACTTCCTGCGACACTGGAGGATAAAACAAAGTGTTCATTGATAACGATTTTCCAAAGATCTTGGGTGCGGAACT